GCGGCGCTTCTGCGGCCCCAGCACCTCTACGTTCGTTAGATTTTTAGGACTAGGCATAAATACAGTCACAAGACTACCTCTTAGGTTAAGAGGGTTTACCTGTCCTCAGATCAATGGGGCCGCTCCAGGCAGTGCGACAGCCCAACATCCTGGCCGCTATAACGCGCCAACCGCTTCATACGAGTGAGCAAGTGCAGCAGTCTGTACGTTGAGATGTCGCGTCCCAGCTATGTACAGTCCTGGCTGACACATGCAGAAACTGCTCGCAAGCAGGCAGATCCATGCCGAGGCTTCGGTACATGGTGCGGAAGTTTTGAGCAAGCTGGGCGCGGGTATCACGGTCATGACGCTGCAGTTCGAACTTCCTTTTTGATAGATACGATGTATATTATGTTTAATAGCTTGGCCGTCAGGCTCAGGGCCAAGCTGCTTAAACGTAGATCGCTCCAGTTTGTATAACGATCGCTCGAACGTCATGTGATGTTTCGTGCACCATCTCAAGCCAACCTCCCCCATCTCCACACGCTGCTAAACGACATCCATGGCGATATCGACCAGATAGCCCGTCACATCGGAGTCAGCGCCTCAACGCTTCGCAAGTACCGTGCCCAAGGGCAAGCGCCACGCTCCGTGATGCTTGCCCTTTTTTGGGAGTCCACATGGGGCCGCATGACAGCAGACGCCGTAGCCTTCAATCACGCCGCAGCACACGCAGCACTGGCTGAAAGCTTGAAGCGTCAAAACAAGCGCCTCATAGAGCAAATCGAGCTGCTAGAGGCCGAGCTAGCCCAAACCATTGGCCATGCGGCCAATGCGCCGATATTCCGCGTTGGCTAAAGAGTCTCCGGCAGGAGCGCTTACGCGCAACAGCCTTGTTTATCAGGCGAGTGATCCACCCACATCTGTCCTCTAAGTGCACGCCTTCCGTCTATGCGCTTCGCCTTGCGTGTGCTGCGGCAGCCGGCACCGGCCATTGAAACGGCATTACCTCATGGCGTTTACCGGCGCGCTGGCTTTGGCAATGCATCTTGACGTCCGGACTGTCGCGCGACAACGGGCGAACTTCGAACGGCAGGCCCCAAATGAGGCATGCGCAGGCAAGAAACTGCGCGCTAAACAAGGACAGGACTTTTAGGCGGAAATGAGTAACGGGGCAAACACGCTCCAAGCTCAAAATCTGCCCGAGTGCCTTGCACTCGGACAGATTTCAAGCTCTACGCTAACTGCACGATCAACCAATGGACGATGACACTGGATGGACAGGCTCAGAACTGGTCAGAGAACTACGTTCTCCAACCACTTCCGACCCCGACCATGGTGGTCAATCCTGTGGAAGCGATGGCAAGGGATGGACAGGCTCAAAACCGGTCAGAGAACTACGTTCTCCAACCGATTCCGATCCAGCCCATACTGCCTAGTCCTGGTACTGCTCAAGAAAGCGTTTTTTGGCAGCCATAAAAGCATTGGCGCAGGTCATGGTTGACGAGTCAGCCTTACATGCCGCGGAAGGCTGGTAATAACGCTCCCATGCCAACTGGCGACGCGCATCGCGCTCGGCTTCCTGCTGCTGGGCGATCTCTCGCTGCCGCGCCTGCTCGGCAACACGGTCTTTTTCAATCTGCGCTGCAGCTACACGCCGCTGGGCATCGTCCCTACTACGCTGGATGGACTGGTTTGTCTCAGACCAAACGCGCTGAGTGTCTTTGCTCAATGCTGTATTGAACTCACCAAGCGCGCGATTCATTTCCCATGCCATGTATTTCGTGTAAACGACTGCTGCAAGCAGGCTACCGATGAACACGCCCAAGGCGATTTTGACAACATCAGCGAAGAAATTGCTCTCTGACTGTTCTGCCATGTATCTGGCCATATTTACTTCCTCCCCTCAGAGAGTTTAGCCAGTACCGGCGACGGCGCAAAAAACGATCAATGCTCAATCAGCCACTGTATCGGCAGCTTTTTGAATGGCTCGTTATCTGGCACAGGATGCTTCACGCGAACCGGCGTGACCAGTGCTGAAATGTCGCCGCCTTCAAACGTCATCACGGTGCGCGGTGCGAATTTCGATTCGCAGAAGTCTTTTTCAGCTTCAACAGGCCGGCCGGAATGGCTGTAGCAGGTACAGGCCTTGGCAGTCTTTGTGCAGCCTGCCACCCTACTCGGCCCGGCTGCATTGGCGAGCATGGCCATGCTCACGACGGACATGGCCAGAGCAAGTTTCAGTGCTTTTCCCATGGCTTATCCATCTCTCCGCCGCCCTCGTCCCATAGCTTGCCAGCCACCACGAGGCAGACGCATACGCCTATCAACCACGAAAGGATTGGCCACCACATCACGCACCCCCTTGCACATAGCGCCGCGCAAGTGACCAGGCTTCATCTGGCGGCAGTTTTGAACACAAAGCGACGGCAGGCAGGCGCGGCTTAGGTGCTGGCTTTTCATGCTGCTTACCGAACAGGCGCTGAAACAGGGTTTTCCGGGCCTGTGGCACTTCAAAACGCCCCTTGAGATGCCATGCACTGAGGAAGCTGTACGGGCCGCCGTATACCTCAGTCTTAAAGCGCTCATCTGCCGGATTGCGCACCCAGTCACGGAAGATCTGCAGGGTGTCATAGCCCTGATACAGGTAGTCCGCCTTGAACCATTCCCGGTCGATATTTACGCCTGGCACGTCGGTCAAGCTAATGTTCCCAATATGGAACTTTGGCAGACGGCCACGCTTGCCCAAGAATGTGCCAACAACCGGAATCTTGATCTTGTCCGCGCGGATCATGCGCACCTGATATTCGGCCAATCCGACGCGCACCTGCTTGTCGATCATGTCGATGTTCTGCACTACCAAATAGACGTCCCAGCCCTTCTTACGAGCATGAATGAGCCAGTCAAGCAGAGCCGCGCGCTCAGGCGAATTGAAGCCGCGCGAGTTGAGCCAGCTACCGAGCTCGTCCAGCACCAGAACGCCGTTGCGTTCCTCGTTGAAACGGTCATCAGGATTACCCGAGCCGATATCGTCCAAGTCCTGCGCCGTTGGCTTGTCCGGCACCCGGATGGCCGAAACCTTGCTCTGGGCCGGCAGCAGATGCTCCAAGAACAGATCGAAGTTTGTCGCGACCCGACGCCCGTCGCGTAGCGCCTCGTCCATCTTGAGCATGCAGTACAGGCCCTTGCCTGTGCCCAACTTGCCTTGCACCACATAGACAGGCATGGCTTACCCCGCCTTAGCAAAGAGGTGGATTAGATCGCGTTGCCATGTGTAGGCAGTTGCAGCACTCCAAACCACAAAATAGGTACTCAAGCAGCCTGGAGCCACAGGAGGAATGACGATCTGCATGGCCTCCATGAACATGCCTGTCATGGTGCCGTCGAGCTGCGAAATCAGAGGGCCAACGATGCCCCGCATAAAAACGAACAGCGCCACAGTGAGTCCCGTCATTGCAGTGACCGTCGCTGCGCCAAAAGCGACTTTGCGCCCGAAGTATTGAGCGAACCAGTTAACCAGTCCGACCAGAAGATTTGAAAGTAACCCACCGATTAATGGCATTAGTCCACCTTAGCCCCCATGACGCTGGCAACACGAGCAAACGTCATCCAAATGGTTGCGAGAATCCACAAGAAATTCATAACCGGCACTACATAAGGCTCAATCGCGCAGATATTAATTTCTAACCTAAATGTCTCTGTGAGTATTTTCATTTCACCGAGATTCCACGGGGAACAGGTCTTATGCGTTAACCATTGAAACCCGCCATTAGTTCCCATCGACGTATCTTTGTCGCCAGTGTTTTTAATTCCGGACAAGGTATCCATGCGCTGCTGATGATCCTGAGCCTGCTTATCCAATGCCGAATCGAATTTACCTTCGCCATCAGGCGTTCCTGTCTCGTCGATCTTGCATGGTGGCTGACCTTTACCTCCGCAGCGGCCACCCTTTTCATCACCATCTCCATCTCCATCGCCCCCGCTGCCATTACCACCGCCACCCGATGAAACACCTGTTTCTTGCCCGGAATATGCAGGCTTACCATTTTTCGCGCACTTGTCCTTATTCTCAGCTTTGGCGCACCAAGCCCTATCGACTTCTGTTGTTGAGCTACTTGTCGTAGTGCTCTGACCTGTCGCTTTATCAGTTACTTTTACCGTATCAGTTGTAGTGCACTTTCCTTCGGCGCATTCGGTCTTTGTTGTCGTCTCAGTACGAGTCTTGGCATCCTCAGTGAACTTTGTTGTTGGTGCAAAGTTGACACCGTTATAGCCATAGCTTGGAATACATCGAGTCTGACCACCGACCTCACCCTGATAGCCGTTAGGGCATGTAGGGTCTTGCTTCTTCGGTAGCTCTGGCGGCTTCTCAGGATCAGGAGGTGCTCCGCTTCCATCAATTCCAGGGACACAAGGCTGAAAATTGCTACCGATCATTCTTGGTTGCAGCGTACCCCTTGAATGCCACTTTCCATCATCAGTTTTCCAGCTAATCTCCTGTTCAAAACTCATTGCGCAAGCAAGACCGGGCCTTACAGAATCACCTTGCGGCTGGCAATAAAGACCATCGGCAATATAGCCATCCAATGTAACCGGAGTCCGGTTAATTGCCCCACTGTTAAACAAGGCAATACCGCATGCAGCCTCTGCCGTCAATTCTTTACAAGAATTTCCACTCTCCGAATATCCATCTTTACATGTGCAGTCTGAGCCGTTATTCACAGAGTTTGCAGGGCAGACAAGGCCACCTGACGGAAAAACATTCATAGATGCATAAGGATTTCCATTGCTGTCAGTTAATCGACAATATCCACCACGAGAATTTCCATCATATTTTGAACCCGGCTGATTTCCATTTGCCTTAATAGCCTGCTGACACAGTTCAGCCGGATCAGTGCCCGTGTACCAGTAAAAATCAATTGTGAAATTTTGCTGCAATGGAAGCACGGCATAGGCATTTATCGATATCAATATAGACGCGATAAATATGGATAAATGTCTGATGATTTTTATCATGTTGGCTTGATGCAATTTGCGGCACCCTGCCGCCCCCGCTACGCAGGGGCAGCAGAGCACCGCAACGCTTAACCTGCGCGACCCAGCTTCTTTACGAAACGAGCACCCACCACCCAACCCACACCGAGCAGGGCCAGCGAGACAAGAGCAGCGCCACCTGCCAAGATGATCAGACTGATATCAGTCTTGGCCTGGCCGATGGCAGCAACGGGGTCAGCCGGGTCAGCAGCCATTGCCAAAGCCGGGCCAGCAGACAGAGCCAGAACCATTGCGCGTGCACGCAGAGTCTTCAGTTTTTCCTTCATAGAACACCTCACAAACGCCGGTAGTGCGACCGGCAAACGCTTAGGCACCATTGCCCAATTGGTTGATGAACTTGACGACGTAGCCCACCTTGTAGCCAGCGAAATAGGCGAAGACGAGCAGGCCTAGATATGCAGAAATCAGCACTAGCCGACCCTCCCCTGTCTGTAGCCAATCACGAATGCAAAGAAGGCTGTGGCAGCGACGAAAAGCTCTATAAGGTTTTGGCTGTCCATCAGCGGAACCTCCCACTCATTGCCTGCACCCAGTCAGGCTCTGGCGCCAGAGCAGCGCAACCAGTCACGACAACGCAAAGTGCAAGCCACAGCAACAAATCACGCATGAATCACCCCCGGCCTGTCCGATAGCCAGCTAAATGGGCCACCGGTGTTTTCAATGCTTCTGGGCGTTGTTCGCACGCGCACAAATCGCGTAAAACCGCCGCCCGTTGGCACGAACTCAGACCGTAGGAGTTCGCCTGTCTCAGCATTGAGATAGCCGCCTCCCGGCGCAGGTCTGAACTTGTCTTTGATCGAAGCATTGCCCTGCACATATGCAGGCCAAAGAACCCAGCGACGGCAACCGCGGCCAACTTCATCAAGCCCACCAACACCACTGATCCGAGCGCCATGCGGAAACTTCCCTTCTGATGTGCCTTTGCTGGCGTACTTCATGAGGTACGCAACGGGATGCGTTGCGCGTACCCGGTTAGACATGCCATGCGTCCACATGGGCGCTTGAAATGCGCCCTTCTTTTTCCAGGCGCTATCTGGCTTTGGAGGGGTCAGGCCGTTGTCCAGCCAGACGCACACGTGGTAATGGATGACGCCGCGCTTTTGCAGCTCAGCGACCCAGACATAGCGAACCTTCTTGCAGCCGGTGCGGCTGTAGTGCCACTTGCGCAGGCCGTCGAGATAGCGGCTGATGTGCTCTGCTCTCCAGTCGCGGTTTGTGCCACGATAGGTCAGCGTGAGCATCCAGACGCGCTGATTTTTCTTGCCCAGGTTATGCAGGGCTTTAGCCGAGATACCCACGCTCTTTTGCATGCGGGTGATGCGGGCCTTTTGGTGGTCAATTTCGATGGTGTTTTCAGCCACGAAATCAACTACCGAAAGACCAGAAATTCCACTCTTGCAAGTTGTTGATAGTGAGACAAGCCCGCGCGCTTCGCGCGCTGCCTGCGCCTCGCCCAGCAACGCGGCCATGCGTGCATGCTGGACACGCGCATTGGCCTCAGAACGGGCCACGTAGCGCGCACGAGCAGCCTTCATGCGTGGACTGACATGCTGATTGCCAATCGTTGCCCAAGGCCTATCCCGATCCGGATCAAAACGGAATTCAGACTGCGGCATTGCCACAATCTTTTTCAGATGATCTTTGAAGCCTTGACCGAATTCGGGCTTCATACACGCACCCCCACACCGATCAGGTACGCCGCATGACGACGCAAAGCCCAGTGCGCTTGGTAGCACTGCTGGTCGTAGTCGGGGGGGAGCTTTTTCCACGCTGGAGGAGCGTCCAGCTCCTCAGCACGCAAGCGCAGATAGTCGAGGTACTGCGCCCCATTGCTGGGGGCAAACTTGAGCCGGTCAGGCACTGGTGCCAAACGGCCAATATCCAGCGTCATGCCGGATCCGGGAGCGGCCTGAATGAGCGTGATCATCAGAAGCCCTCCCCCAACGCTTCCAGACGAGCCACCAGCACGCTGATGGTCTCCTCACGAGCACGCATGACACGCTGGTCTTGCGAAGGCGGCAGAGCCAGGAGCGCCTTGAGGTTTGATGCGAGCAGAGACATCAGAAGCCCTCCCCGCCAATTTCATGGTCACCGGCCCAGTACGAAACCTGGCTGTAGGTAACACCGTCATCAATGTGCAAAGTGACCGTCACGCGGTCTGCTTTGCCGCCTGCTGGCTGATGCTCATTCCATGCAAAAAGGAGCGCCAGAAGCGCCCCCTGTGCCATGGCTTCGCGTACTGCGGTTTCGACCATGGTGCGACCCCTTACGCAGCGGATTGCGGCTTTGGAGTCAGCTTGACGAGCTTTGGCTGCAAAGCCAGATCGCCATTGCGCGAGACGTAGAACGACTCGGGTGCGAGGGTGTAATCGCCCTCGGGATAGAACAGAGCTGCGCCCTGCTCGTTCTTTTCGAGAATGATTTCCGTCTTCTCGGGGTATGGGCTGGGCTTTCCGGAACGGTCATAGGTGTGAATCCAGACGGTCTGGAAGTTGAGGTCGTAATCCTTGCCAGAGACTTTTGCCTTGCCGCGCTGATTGCGGACCTCGGTCGACTTCACCGAAATTTTGATCATTTGTTGCTCCAAGTAATGACTGCAACATGCAGTCACGGAGCGAACGATAACCATGACTGCACATTGCAGTCAACGTTATTTGCATAATGACTGCACTTTGTAGTCAACAAAGCAACAGGAGCACACATGCAGACAACGCTTGATTTATTGGAAAAGGCACTGGCGCAGCAACCAGCGCCTTACTGGACTGAGCGTTTGAACCTTGCAAGAACCACCCTGGCCACCGCAAAAGTGCGAGCGCACCTAAGCCCTGCGATTGCCGGCGCACTAGCCGAGGAAATGGGCGAGGACCCGCAAAAATGGATGGTGATTGCAGCTCTGGAAGGCGAGCGAGATAGCGCGTGCAAATCGCGCATGGTGCGCAAGTTTCTAACCGGCGCTGCCCTCGCCGGAACGCTGATGGGCGCTAGTGGTGCTGCTACTGCTGCCGTAGCAAACATGACTCATGCCGCCGACGGTTTGTATATTATGTTAAATCTCAAATGCTAG